GGGCAGGTTCGTGATCTGCACCCTCTTCTTGTTATTGGAGTCGGCACTGTCCTCGATGAGGATCATGTCGGCTCCGACCGGGGATGCCTTCTCTGTGATTGCCGAGATCTCCGAAGCGACGTTATCGTGGATCGCATCCGAATCGGCACCGCCAGGGAGGTTGGTAATCTGCACGCGCTTCTTGGCATAGGACGCTTCCGAGTCCTCAATCAGGATCACATCAGCGCCAACAGGTGAAGCCTTCTCTGTAACGACGTTGATCTCGCCCACTGTGTCGTCGTGGATGGCGGTGGTGTCGGTGCCGTCGCCCCCGGCTTCAGTGTGGCCAGCGGAGTGCGAGTGCTGCTCGTCGGCGACATCGACGCTCGCACCGTTCATCACCATCTCGAAGTCCGCTGCGCTGAAGGACTCCTGATTGGGGGCCACAGTCGAGCCGTCAGCATCGCAGAAGTCGTCGTGACACCCGGTCGGCCACTCGGAGCTGTACGACCCCGCGCAACTGGTCTGTTCTCCGCCACCCGCAGTCGGGGTATCGAAGTGATCCGCGCAGCTGGTGATGATGTTGTTCTCGCCGATGTCCATCACGTTCACGATATTGTGATCCGATGCTTGAATCGCGGTGGTGGTCTCGCCCTGGATCTTCGTGGGGTATATCAGAATCGCACGAGCGTTGGTGCCTCCGGGTTGGCCGCTCGTGCCGGCCTCTTCGTTTCGAATCACGAGAATGTCAGGGTAGTTGTAGTCTATATCGCTGGGTGTGACAGCCAGCTTCAAAGCCATCACATTGACCATGCTTGCATCTTCTATGTCTACCTCGAATCGCCCGGTCTCTCGATTGCCTGATGACCCGTCGTTTGCATTCGACTGCCAAGAGAAGGCGGTAGCTGCGGCCGAGCCGTCTGACTCGTGCAAGTAATAAAACCCTTGGTAGTTGTTGAAACGCAGCTGTTGAGTGGCGACGCGGAGGGCACTATTGTTGTCGTGCCAAGTATCAGCACACCAGTCCGACGTATCGTCGCAGCTATCTTGTATTCCACCTGGCCCGCCCAGCGACACGGGGATCGGAGTATCGAACCTATCGACGCCTGGGTTCGTGCCAACAGGCGAGGTGATATCGGTGTCGAAATGATGCGTGTGCGAGAACTCCGGTATGACGACGACGACGTCGTCAGCGGCGAGGCACCCGAAAAGCGGCGCATTCACATCGGTGCAAACAACGAACTCTGCCCCGTAGTTGTCGTGAAAATTCGGCAAAGTGACAAGGCTGTCGTTCACCTTTGTATTCGTTCCAGAGCCTGTGCCCGAGTCACCCGTCGGCTCCCAACTATCGCCGTTAAACATGCAGAGAACCATACTCGTACCGACCGAGGTATCGAACGTACAGTCCGCGTCGTCCACGCCGTCGCCAATCGAGATAATGGTTCCGGTCTCAGGATCCTCTGCGGGCACATCGGCTTGCAGCGGGTAATGTACGGGGCTGCCTCCGCCGCTGCCGTACTGAACTATCCACTCATCGCCTGTGTCGTCCCAAACCATGTTCAGGATATTGGGGCACATCAGCGAAACCGTGCCGCCAGCACCAACCGTCACGGTGCGAACCATTGCGAACCCACGCGTGAAGATCACTGGCTGCGGCTGGAAGTCATCTGTCCCCATATCGAGAATACGTGTACAAGCCGAGCGATTGCTATTGACGGATGGACAATCGTAAAGCGAGATCACGGCACCGCTGCCCGTCATGGTGACATCTGTACCCGGTATGCACTCGGTCATATCTTGATGTAGAGGGGCGCCGTCGCCGGTACTAGAGAACGTATAGACAAACGTGATGTCGTTGAGCGCCAGGACCTTCTCGACGCTTTCCGTGTTGTCCCACGGCTGGCCGCTCGAGATCGCCGGCAGCAGGAGTATCGAAGCGAGGAGTAGCAGTAGTTTTCGCATTTAGAACACTCCTGTGTAAACGAGGTAGCCCATCACCGTGGAGAGCTGTCTGTTCTCGTGGGCATCTCCGAGTCCTGAAGACGTAATGGTATGCGAGTGATCGCCTCCGCTTTGGACTAGGTCTTCAATGCCTGGATCTCGCGGCACACCAGAGCCTGCAACAGCTGACGCTGTAATCGTGCCACCCGCTCCGTCCGAGTCTGTGGCATGAATGTGATCTCCGTCAGTGGATGTATCGGTTCCGTGCTCATGTGCCGGCCCCTCGTCCTCTGTCAGCTCGTGGCTCTTCTCGCCGTAAAAGGTCGAGTCGGGATCGGAACCGCCCGCATCGGGGTAGTTGTCGTAGTCCCCATCGGGCTCCGCATCCGAGTCGAGCGCATCCCAGTACCCAATCGGAACTCGACCGCGCATGTCAGGCACGCGGAAGTAGGTGTCCGCAGGAACGCCCATCGTGGGGTGAGTATCGTAGGCTCCATTGCCGAACCCCGTGGAGCCGTAAAGATCCGCCAGCACCGGGTAAGTGGTCACGAGATGCTCAGCGCCATCGCATGCAACCCAGCCATCGATCGCGGCTTGCCTCACCGGGCCAGAGGTCATCCTGAGATCGCCAACCCCGATAGCTGCCGAGAAGGCACTCGGGTCGAGAGACCTCGCGAAATAGAGCAGGATCCCATTCTCGGAAATGCTTGTTGGGACGTTGGTGCCAAGAATCGTGACATCGATATTACCGCCCCCCGCTGTAGCCCCGACGATAAAGGACTGTTCTGCACCTTCGCCGCCGAGCATCACCACGCGGCGTCCCTCGTTGAAGTACTCAACCTGATCCTGATCGATGGTGTTGATACGAAAGACGGAGTCAGAGACCTTCGTAACCGTTTTCGCACTACGAGGGTTCATGTCAGGCAAGAGGCTCAGCCACTCGGGGTCGTCGTACCACTCACGGATGACCGCCATGTTCTCGCGGATCGTGTTGTTGACTTCCTTCCCCGTCCACCCTTCGGGAGCGCCAGCAGGAGAAGCAGCGTTGTTGTTGCTGGCCTCTTGGGACCACTCACTCAGGTTGTAGGTTGTCATTGCCTCGTTCTCCTTCGGAGTCATCCGCGGAAGCCGCTAGGCCACCGAATGTAATTATGCCACGCCGCGCCAAGCTCTTCATGATCGCCTGGCTTGCACTGGGACTCGCGTATGTGAGCATTTCAAGCTGTGGAATCAGACTCTTGTCAGTGAGCGCAGCATTTGCGAGCTGGTCGCCAACGTGTCTCCCGTACCGCGAAACGATCTTCGCGTAGGTGACTCCGATGCCCTCTACCAGAGCACCAACGCCCAACGGTGCCAACATTCCAGCCGGATGAGTTGACGCCATCGCGCCGGGGACCGAGAGCGCTCCTGCCCCAAGCGATGCACCATGCCGCGCCCTGCCGGACGAAAGCGACTTGGCCCTGGCTGCACCTTCCGCGCCTTCGCGTGTGATCATCTCGACCTGATCGAGTGCGCGGTCAGAGCCGAAGAGCATCGAGAGGGCCTCGGCCTCCTTGCCTACGGCCTTCTTGGCTGCCTGTCCTGCGGTCCCAGCGATGTCTGTGCCAGCCACCCCAGCGCTGCGCTGAATCGCGCGGTCCAGTGCGATCCGCTTGAAGGCCTCCCGAAGGTTGGGACCACCTGCGAGATCGGCCAGCCCGAGCACCTTCTCCATCGTCTTGACCGGCTGGGCCGAGGAGAGCACCGAATCGAAGAACGCCTGTGCGCTCTCGTTCGCGTCTTTCCCGACGCCCTTCTTGAGCACCACCGAGCCGGGGCCGCGCTTGGGCGCGTATTCGTGCTTGATCCCAGACTCCTCGACTGCGTTGCGCCATGACCGCCAAGCGTCCGCGGCCTCGGGGCTCTGCTTCGAGAGAGCCTCCCACGCATCGTCAATCGGCCCCAAGAACCCGCTGGCCAGCCCGTGCTCAGCTGTGCCGCCAAGCGTGGAGGCGTCACGTACGTCTGAGAGCGCATCGCGCCGCAATTGCTGCAGATCGTCCGGGGTCATCTTCGCGTATCGCTCAGGGTCATTCAGGACGTCCTGGGCGGAAGGTGGCATGCGCCGCGGTCCCACCTTCTGCTCGATGTCGGCTGCAACATCGAAGATCTCCTGCCCCGGCGTGGTGGTTCCGGGGTGGGTCTCGCGTAGCGTCTGCCGTGTGGCCTCGGATTCGCGCCATGCGGCCCTTTCGTGGGCCTTCTGGAGCCGGTACCCCTCTCGGGTCGCATCAAGCGCCTCATCGGCTCCTGCGGGACTCTCGATGGCAGCTCGCAGCTCGGGTACCTCGTTGAGCTTGTCGAGCGCACGGCCAGCCTGCCCCGGCGAGTACTCGCCCGCCAGCTTGCCTGTGCGGGCCACATGCGCGGCCTTCCCGGCGAGCTTGGCCCCACCCACCGAGCCAATCGGGTCAGCGACCATCTCAGCGCCTGCTTGCCACATCGGCCCGAGCCCAGCCTCCTCTGCGGCCTGCCCGGCTGCAGCACCCGTGATCGAGCCCACCAGCGGGGCCATCACGCCCATCGCCGGCATGAAGGGAGCTGCGAAGGCGACGTTGGTCCCAGCACGCTCCGCGAATCGCTCACCTGCCGTCACGGGTTTCATGTACTCCTCACCCGTTGCGGCCTTCATCACGTAGCGGCCCGGCTTCTCGAAATGCTCGGCCGCACCGAGTTCCAGCGGAGGCGGGTCAGCCACTCCTTCCGGCAGACCCATCCCGCCACCCCAGGGCGGCTCCATCGGCTGGCTGAGCCCGCGAGCCCCGAGGTCGAGCAGGGTGCCCGCAGCACCGGGTGCGACGATAGCCGCGCCCTGAATCGCCGAGCGTGCCATACCGGGCGTCTCGGGCTCGGGATCGGCAGCGGCAGCGCGCTTCTCCTCGATGCGTGCAATCGCTCGCTTGCGCTTGATTCGCGCTATCGCAGCTGCGCGGCTAGAGGGCATTGGCCTCCTCCTCTTGCATCACGGCCAGCTCGGCCTCGATCTCTTCTTCCGTGATGCCGTCGGGGCCACCCGGCAGATCCTTGTCGCTCGCGACCATCGCCGCCGCCGCCTTGCCGTAGATCTCTTCGTAGGCTTGCCGCGCAGCGGGCCGCTCCTTTGCATCCATATTCGAAAGCACGTAATCGATGGCCCTGGCTCGCCACTCGGCGATCTTGTTCTCTGCGGTCTCGGAGACCTGATCGTCATCACCGACCAGCTCTGCGAGGTTCGGGAACAGGGGCGTCAAGAAGGCACGCTCCTTGTCACTGGCCTGCGCTCCCGACATCGCCTTAATGAACTCGGCCACGGCCAAGGACTTGATCTGCTGATAGTTCGAGATCGCGGGTGTAGGTGCTCCTGTTGCCATCGTGTCCAGCCACGCCACAAACTGAGTACCCCGGCCTGTCTCGCCGTGCTCGTCTGCTACGCGCTGTGCCGCAGCTTCCACCCGGCTGACCGTCTCCTGGAATGACACCAGACCGAGTACCTTGTTGCGGAACTCGCCCTTGCCGCGCACATAGCGGCCACGGCCTTCCTTGCCGAGCATCGGAATCTCGAAGGCATCGCCCTTCACGACGTCGCGTGCCATGCCCTGCTCGACGCCCTGGGCGACCAGAGACTGGTACTGCATCTGCTGGCTTTCCTTCTCCCAGTTCTTCGCCGGGCTCACGTTCACGGTTGTGCCAGAAGCCGCCGTACCGCGGCCCACTTCGAACCACTCGCCGCTCTCGGCGTTGTACTCTTGCTGCACCCGCTCGTCTCCCTCGTACACCGTGCGTGTCGTGGGCACCTTGGGCTTGGTCTCGGGGAAGAGCACCGCGTACTGCTCGGTCATGTTCTTGGCGTCTTTGATTGCGCCGAACTTGTTGAGGTCCGCAATCGCGAGCTGCCATTCCTCGGGCGTACTCATCGAGCCGTGGTTCTGCTCCATGTAGGACCGAAGCGCCATCTTCCGGTCCTGCGCATTCTTCTGGGCCGCAGCGGACATCTTCTGGGCCTCCTGCCGCATCCCGTTCATCCTGATCTGGCCCAGTGCTTGCGGCCCCGCCCACGGATTCTGCATTGCGCCGCTCACGCCTGCGGCGTATCCCGCGCCGGCCAGGGCGTTCACTACGCCTGCAAAGATTCCCCAACCCTTCGAGTCGCGGAAGTCGCCCTTACCCTGCTGCGGCATATAGTCCGCGAGCCCACCACCGCCACCAGTGGGTGTAGTGGCAAGAGCTCCACCACGGCTACTACCCGGTGTGGGCGGGATGTCGAGCGCCACGGGGGCGGGTGCGCCACCTTCGTAAGCCCCGAAGCCGGGGTCAGTCACGGGAGGCCCCATCGGAGAGGGCGGCTGCGCGCCCGGTACGAGATTTCGTAGGTCAGCCATTACTCACCTCCCATCATGCCCTTCATCGGGTTGAGCAGTCCGCCAATGCCGCCCATGAGTGCCTGACCCCACTGGAAGGGCTGCTTCTGCACACTGTCCGTGATCGACTCACCCATCAGCGGGTTGCTGGTCATGAAGCCCTGCAGCTGCTGCAGTTGCATATAGGGATTCATGTACTGCCGCATCTCTTCCTGCTTCCGCTCCGCATCTTCCTGCTCGTACTGGAGACCAACCTGTCCCTGGATGCGCGCATCCGCGTATTGCAGCTCCTGGAAATTGCCAGTCATACCCAGCGCAGTCATCATGTTGTTTCGCTCGTTCATGTAGTTCTGTCCGTAGATTCTCGATGCCGTCGACTGGCCCGCGTCCTGCACCGCATTGGCCATCGCGCCGCCACCGAACCTGCCCGCACCCGCGTACTGCGATACCTGCGAACCCTGCGAGGCTGAGACCGAGCGGTTCACTACATCTTCGAGCCAGGGATTGCTCGACGGGTCGAGATATTTCCCGCTCATCACATCGTTCCAGCCGCGTTGGCCAGTTCGATTCACCGCGCCCTCTTCCGCCGTACCCATGATCGAATCCAACGCGCCCTGGCGCTGCCCGGACATCGGCGTGTAGGTAGACGGCAGCGGCTGTTGGTTGTCGTAGAGGTTGCGCGCCTCGTCGAGCGTGAACTCGCCCGCCCTACGGAGATCTTTATTGATCTTCGTGCGAGTCTGAGATTCTTGTCTTCCGCCGAATGCTGCTCCCATTACGCACCCTCCTCAGGGATATCGAGATCCATCGCGTACCATGTCGCGATCTCCTCAACCCCCGGAATGAATTTCTTCCATCCACGCCGGCCCACCACCTCGATCTGGTTGCAACCATGTTCAATAGCAATGCGCACCAACCCTGCCCATACCGTGGGAGCCCACACATCGATATCCTTCCCGCCGCACAGCCCCACGCTGAATACCTTGCGCTCGGGATAGCAGATGCCTTCCGCAGCAAGCACTGCGAAGACTTCCTTATTCGCGTAATCGTAGGCAACCATCACGATCGACATGCCCTGCTCGACGTTGTCTTTCACGGCCTGAATGTTCATCCGGCCCGCCGAGTACTTGAAGCTCATCTCCAAGTAAGGCGCGAGCTTTCCCCAGTGCTCCATGGCTTCGTCAGCCGTCAGCTCGAAGAAGCGCACATCGCGCTCCTGCAGCGGGTGAAGCTTCCTGACCGTTGCGCCCTTGCTCATCCGTTCTATCCCACCTCTACGATCGAAAGATTGATGTCGCCGATCTTGATGTTCTGCGTGTTGGTCTCGTTCCAGATCCAGACCTCGACCGTGTCGTCTACGGCTAGGTCTGCGATTCCGCTCAAGGCCACCGAACCGTGCTGCCCTCCTCCTGCCGCGAGGTCCCGGTGCCCGTGAAGGCCCATGACCTCCGTCGCGCCGTCATTCTTGTAGACCGCATAGCCGAACTCCGCAGCTGCCCCGGCTACGCTCTCAAGCGTCATGGAGACGTTCACGAGATATATCCCGGCCCTCGTGACGGTGATGTGGTCGTTCGTGTAATCCGGGGCGGCTTCACGAGACTCTCCGTTCGCGTTGAAGGAGACGATCTGGACACGGTTCTCTTGGCCTGTATCAGCGATCGTGTGCTCTGCCTCTACGTCAGAGGCATATATATCTGCGAACGAGCGGCCAAGGTTTATGAAATCGCCTATAGCGCCCGCGTAGTCAACTATCTGTCGTCGATGCTCTGCATCATTCTCGTTGAAACCAGGCGGCTTGATTGCGCCAATTTTCTCAGTCGCCACTACCTATCTCCTGCGGGAAACGCCTTGAAATCGAACCCCTGAAACTGGTTGATCTTGCCAGACGTTGTGAACTGCGCACGCATGTAGCGCCCGCCCACGCGGTAAGGGATGACGCCGGCACTGTTGATCGAGGCTGCCTTCGGATTCCGATAACCGTAGATTCTGGTGTCTGTTTTTGGATCAAACGAAGCATTCAACCTGAGAAATATATCCCCATCCCCCTTGAATACCGGTCTGACCCACTGCAAGATTCCGCGCTTCCCGTCTGCAATCTCGAAGTCTCCCGCCTCTATCACGCCAGAGATGAAATTATCGGATCCAAATGCTGAGAGCTGGTGAGAGCCCGCAACGAAGGCGGCGAGGATCTCTCGGTTCGCGGCACCCGCACCGATTGTGTCCATATTGGTGTTGCCGAGTTCGGCCGTGTCGTCCATGTCCCAGTCGGCGTAGGGATCTTCATCGAGGCTGTCGTTGGCAGGGAGGTAGGTGATGATTCGGTCAACGCTCTTCTCGATATTCCAGAACTTCTGAAGCTCGTACTGGTACCCGAGAATAAGGCTTTCGCCACCTTCCACAGGCAGAGCCCACACGATAGAGCGTGTGTCGGGATCGTGAACCACCGAGCAGCGTGCCGCAGCACGAACCCAATCAATCCTGTCCATGATGGTTGAATCTACCTTCTCGTGGCCGATCGGTGCGGTTTGCGCACCGTTAAATACCATGAAGCCTTCTTCGGCGAGGAAGTAGACCAACCCGCCAACCGCCACAGCGGTTCCGGGTACCGTGGCTCCGCGCTGGTCATCAGCCTTGCGAAACGCGAAGACTGCAGGCGCTCCGATGTAGTCCATGCGGTATAGCTGGCGGCTGCGGAAGATGGCTGTCCACTCGGCAGCGGGGATGATGTCGGTGATCGGGCCTCCATCGCCCTGCAGTATCTGGAAGTCCGATTGCGTATCGACCGCTTCTTGTGTGCCAACTTGCGGCCACAGCAGCGGGTTCCCGATGGCGCACCAATGAAGTCCCGCTTCCTGCGACCCGATGGCGGCGGCGTTGTCGTTCTGGCCCACGATGTCGCCCAGGACTACGAACTCGCCTACTATGGCAATTACGGCTGCACGCGATGCGTTGCCGTCACCCGCTCCAGCCGCATCGTTGAGGTCTTCCATCTCAGTGTCGGGAGTTTGCATCGTTTGGACTTGCTCGATGTAGTTGGTCGCGAACTTGCGATCCCCGTAAACATTGAACTCCCAATGGTCTTCGAGCCCCATTGTGTAGCCCGCAGTCCTCGATATATCGCGCCAGTCGTTGTCCACGATGTCGTAGAGATAGCTAATCGTTCCAGCCATGAGAAACGGAGAGCCATCTTGCGTGGCGCCTCGAAACGCACCGTTGCAGAAACCAGGCAGCGGGGTGACATCTACTGCGCTCAAGTCGCGGATGCTCTTATACCCGTCCGCTGTCGGGAGGAGGTTTCGAGCAATCGGGACACCCGGCGTCGAGACGTCGGCCCTGTCCGGTAGCCACTCGGGTAGTTCAATCATCACCATCAGTATCGCCACGCCTTTCCGTCGTTCATCCTGCTCTCAGGGCGCATCACGCCGCCCGGCCTGTACCGCGAGCGCGCATCCGCAGCGGTGAGGCTGTTGCGCCCTCGCTCGTAGAGCTTCTCCCATGTAGCCATGCGTGCATCGTTCACAATGAATGGCTCGGCCTCAAGCAGCGAGCCGTAGAGGTAGAGGTCGGGATACTTCTCAAGCATCCAGTTGCTGCTATTGGTGGTGGTGAGTGGCTGGATTCTCGCGTAGTAGTCGAGCACATACGGGAATTGATCCTCCTCGGCATCGGTCGGATCAGGAGCGAAATAAACCTGATTGCCAACCATTGTGTGTATCCGAGGAACGCCCGAGACGTTGCTCGACCCTAGCGTGAAGAATCTTGCAGGCGGCACGTACTGTGTCACCCCGCCGGGGAATGGAAGCGTGACGCGCCACCCTTCGACCGCCTCGATGAAACCGCTCGGCAGATCGAAAGCTTGAGCTCCGTAAAGGCTACCCGTATCGATGTTGACCATCTCGCGGCATCTCACCTCGCGATTGAAGCGAGACTCCGTGAGCTTAATGAAGTCCTGCACCTTGTCCTCGATATCGGATTGAACCAGATAGGCTCGAATGGAATCCTGCAGCTCTGTGAAGTTCGAAAACGGCATTAGATTTTCCCCGGTGCTGTTCTCAGCTTCGAGTAGTCCTTGTCGTTGAGGCGTCGCATGACCTTGGCCTTGTCCTCTTCGTTCCAGCGCATGAAGTCGATGTCGTCTTCTTGCGCCCACTTCTCCAAAACGATCATCGGGATAGACGCCACCTTGACCCAGCCTCGACCGTTCCAAAGCGAGCCCGAGAAGTTATCTTCGTTTTGGAGATCAACATTGGCCTGCAAGATCTCCGAGCAGTCTTGCTCGGCGTGGAATTCCACAGCGTGCTTGCCAGTGGTATTCAAACGCATACGCCTTCGAATCGGCGATCCCTCTGCGCTGACATCTTCCCAAGGTGTCTGAGCCATTTGTCACTCCAGCGGGCGGCGGTCAGTCCGCAGCAACGGTCCCTGACCGCCGCCCTTGTTCACTTACTTACGCCTGCACGGTGAGGTCGAAGACTCCACCATGTGCCGCTTCGTTGCAGACCTCAAGGGTCCACTCGACAAGCATCTCGCGCTTGATCGAGTCGCCCGTCTTGGCGAGGTCAAATTGCTGCCAGGGCCGCAAGTACGCTGCTTTCGCGTACTCGGGGTCGATCAGGAACAGCTCCCGATCCGTGGCTGACGTCACACGAATGTGACGGGTCGGCACGACTCGCAGCTCGCCGAAGTTGCTGACGTAGAGATCGGCTGTCGCGTAGATCGTGCGACCTGCGCGATCCGAACGCGTCACGCCGGAAGTTCCGGCACCGCCCACGCCGTCAAACGTCGAGATGGCCGTCTTCTGGACCGGCCCGCAGAGCAGCATGCTCGGCTTCCCGCCATTCGCCCACGCGGACTGCATGACCGTATCGATCATGGCTTGGGTCAACGCCAGAAGAGCTGCGTTGTTCGTTCGCGCCGCAACGATGCCGGCAGCGAAGCCGCCATCTTCGCCGGGTGTGCCAGCCGTGTTGAAGACCGTATTGGTCTCCAGCCACGCCGCCATACCCCCCGAGAGACGCGCCGCTGCGTTCGTCGCACCGGCACTGGGGTTGTTCGACAGCATCGACGTATCGACATCCGTCTTCAGCTCGCGAGCGGCCTTCGCTGCGAGATACGCAATCTCCGAGTCGCGGCCATACTTCTCCGTGACTTCGAGCGTCCCGGTCACGTTGATGACCTTGGTCGAGATCTGCGTGTAGTTCCCGACGACTTCTGTCGGCGTGGCTTCGGCGAAGGTGGCGTCCTCGCCTTCCCACTTCGCATTATCCGCGGCGGGAGTTGCCAGAACGTCCTTCTGCCACTGGTGGTACCGCTGCCCCGCTGTCGTTGTGCCGATGGCACTCAGAAACGGGGTCTCTGTCGGGCTGATGTTGAAGATCAGATCACTGATATCCTCCCGCAGCCCTGCGGCCTCGTAGGAATCGTAGATCCCTGTCGGTGTTTGCGTCATCGTTCAATGTCCTCATGTGCGTCGGCCCGCCCCACCGCCGCGCCGCTGTCGCGAGCGCTTCTGCTCGCGCATCAGCCACGCAGCTTCCTGAGCGTCTTTGCTCTCGGGGTTTTCTTTGAGCCTCTGCATTACGGCGTTCTCTTCTTCGCGGTGCGTGTCCCCAGGGTCGCGTTGGACACCGGGACGCACTACGCGGGGAAGACCCGCCACCTTTTGTCGGACACTCGGCGCTTTCTTCCGTGTCGCTTCGTCGTACTTCATCGCCTTGTGGGCGAGAAGGACATAGCGATGGTCGTCAACCAAGTCCCATTCATCCGCACGGAGACCACCCCCGTCCGGAGCCAAAATGTATCTTCCGAGCTTTGCATACTCGGAATCAAAGTCTTTCTTGAACTCAGGCGAGCGCTGCTCCAGATGCTGCCGCTCCGCGGGGATCCGCGCCTGCCGCTGGGCTTCGATCCGCTGTGCAGCCTCCGTCTGCAGCTGGTGCCTCGCCGCTTGTGCCTGCTGAATCTTCGCTCCCTTGCGCTGCATGTCTGCGTACATCGCAGCGTACTCGGCAGGGTTCTCGGCACGCAGCTTCTCTAGCTGCATCGGACTCACCTGCTGTTCGTTCATCTCGGACTGCAAGCTGCCAATCAGCTGGTCGAGCGCTTGCGAGCGCTGCTCGATCTGGGCGTTGGCTTGACTGATCTCTTCTTGGATTCCCTTGCGCTGCTCGGCAAGCTCCTGGTTTTTGCGCGTGTAGTCCTGCTCGCGCAAGAAGCCGCGCTGCAACTCGTGAAACGTGGCTTGACTCCCGTCAGGAAGAGTAACGAGGGCCTCGTCGGGAATCTCAAGATCCCCGCCGGTTTCCTCGACCTCCATAGAATCTGATTCGCCCTCCTCTAGCCTCTCCTCCTCAAGATTGGTTTCGTTATCGGGCTCGGGAGCCAAGCCGGCCGTCTCGGTCTCATCGACCAAGCCGTCCCCCACTGTTTCCTGCTCAGAATGCTCGGCCTTCTTCAGACCGTCTGCATCGATCTCCGGCGAATCTTTCGGCACGCCACTCGAGTTCAGGTTCGACTGGAACTCTTCGGGCGGCAGCTCGCCGGCTTTCACTGCATTTCGCTTCTGTTCGCGTGCGAAGAATTCCTTCGCTGCATCGTCAAGGCCTTCAATCGGGTGGTGCTGCGTATGGAATTCTTGCTTAACCACTTGCACTCTCCTTCGAGGCAGCGTGCTCGGCGCGTGCCGAGGCTGCCTTCGCTATGTACTCAGGGAACGCTTCCTTGCGTCTCCTTCGCTCGCTCATCTTGTCGCGATCTCGAATCAATTCCGAGACCGCGGCCTTCCCTAGCTGCATTGTTGCACGCATCACCGCAGCAAACTCGTCGACAATCTCGAACCGGAGCTTCGCCTTCCACGCCTCATCCGCATTGCTGGCCTGATAGAAACGATCCAGCGCCCAGTCGCGAGTCATCTCCAGCGCATCTCGGAAGACCTCGTCTTCGATCAGGGCCTGGGCATGCTCACCGCGGCGGATGTCTTTTTCGCTCGGCATTACTTCTTGCCCCTCCTCGCTGAGCCACGCGCTGACGGATTGGGCCTGCCAGCGGGCTTCTCGGCAGCTGCCTTCGCGGCCTTCCGCGCCACGTTGCGGCCCGGCGTCGCCTTCATGATCGCCTTGGCCTCTTTGCGTCCCGCCTTCCGAGCGGCCTGCGCGCCCTTGCTGTCGCCGGCCTTCCGAAGCTCCTTGCCCTTTGCGCGAGCGGCTTTGCGGATCGTCGCGCCCTCTTTGCGTGCGGCCTTCCGCGCCGGATCCTGTTTCACGCGGGTGTCCTTCTTGCCGAGCAGGCCACCGGACATGAACTTCGCGCCCTTCTTCGCGGTCTTCAGCTGGGCCTTGCCCACTGCGCTCGCGACCTTGCCGGGCTTCTTGGCGAGCTTGCCTACCGCTTTCGCGCCTTTCAGCGCGCCCTTCGCGGCACCCTTCGCGGCCCGAGCTGCTCGGTTCGGCGCTGACATTGCGGCTTTTCCCGCTTTCCCTGCTGTTCGTTTCGAGACCATCTCGTTCTCCTTTATTGCGTGGGCTCTGCCGCTGAATCGTCAGCGGGCAGTTGGGTTTCAGGCAGCGGGTTTGCAGCCGGAATGTCCATCTCGTAGGGCAGGTCGGTCTCAGCCTCGTAAGGCTGACCGCCTGCTCGAAGCTCCTGGATTTTCTCCTCGTGCCGGTGCTCTTCTTTCTTGATGTCGAGGCCCAGCGTCATTCGATCGGTCTCTTGCTCCTGCCGCTTCAGTTCCAGCTTCGCCCACTCGATCTTGCCCTGCTCCTCAATCGCCAGCTGTGCCGGGTCGGGGGCAGGTTCTGTCGGAGCGTTCGTCTTCGGATCCGTGAAAAACTTGCTGGCCTCGCGGAATCCCAAAGCCTCGACCAAGTCCGTCACGGTGTTGAAGACATTGTCCTGTGTCGCCATGTTGCCCCAGCCAGATTCGTTCAGCTCCTTCTGCACGGAGACGATCGTCTGGAGGTTCATCCCCTTCTCCATCCGGCTACCGTGCCCGAGTGCCACTGTGACCTGACAATCCATGTTGGTCGACCATGTCGTCGGGTCCACCTGCACGTACTTGTCATTGAGTCGCACCATCATCGGGGCACTGTGGTGCCGCAGCAGCAGGCTGTAGATTCCTTGGAACAAGTCCCTCACGCCCGTGTCGGCAAAGATGCGTGCGTAGAGCGAAGTCCGCATAGCCGCCGCACTCGTCTGCACCATCGTCCCCAACACATGCTTGCTGATGGATTCCGGGTTGATTCCCATTGCATCTGGACTAATACCCGTGCGCGCTTCCTTCATCTTGTTGTGCATCTCAAGCGCCGGCATGATTTCCATCATGTTGTTCTTCTGCTCGTAAGGTCGCAGAGCACCTTGCTGGTACTCTTCGATGTAGCCGCCAGGGGCGGCGTTGAGCAGCTGATCCAGATTCACCATGGGAGTGGCCTCTTCGCCAATTCCCTGACACGTAACGATGTTGCGCGGGTCGGTCGCAAGGTAGGCGCAGTTGAGTAGCTGCCGCCACAGTGTGGTGTTGATCTCCTGCAAGTCGCCCGTAACATCGCCGAGGCTCAAGCCATAGAAGCGATGCGGGATCGGAATCGGCGTCACCGAGTAGAAAGGATGCCCGCTGCAAGGCTCAGCCGAGAGGAGTTCCTGAGCGTAATCCCCACCCGTGACGATGTGCCACCACTCGCTGATCCCGTCGCCGTCCGTGTCCATCAGGACGTAGGAGTCGTTGATGTAGATCGTTCGCTCGGAGTCCGAGCGGTACGAGTAGACCAGGGGATACGAATCATCCTGGCTGGAGCGAATGATCGTGTCCTGATCGGTGGTGTAGACCGCTTGCGAACCCGGCAATCGCTTCACCAAGTCTGCCGGGAATCCCCACGCGATTAGGAGCGACTCGCTGGCGCGCACGCGGTGCCCCACGAATCGGCATGTCGGATCCTTGAGCCCTCGCGCATCGCGGTTAATGATGAACTCTTCGGGCGGGATGTTTTCCAGCACCACCTTCCCGTCGCGCTTGATCCGCGTGCCCTCGATGTCGTACTTCACCGCCATCGGGTCATGGTTCTCGGGCAGCGCCGACTCTTGGTCGAGTATCTCTCGCTCGCCGTTCTGCTCATGCCACGCCGTGATGGCCGTGATCTCGAACTCCTGATCCTCGGCCAGTCCTGTCAGGTCGATGATGTTCTTGCCTTCGTAGCTCTCGAATGTGGCTCTCGCATCCTCTTCCCACGTTGCCTTCACGATTCCATTCTTCTGGATCAGCGCATCCTTGAACATGGTGTAGAGCACCATGAAGCCGTTCTCTTGTCTGAAGATGTAATTGACCGCAGCGGTGGCCTGCTCTGCCGCGGGCTCATCGTCGTCGTTGGTTCCAATGAACTGCGCCACCTCGGGGCCGCTGGTGAAGATCTCCATCAGCTGCGGAAGTAGCCACTCCACCTGCTCGAAGACATCACGCGTGACCACCTGGCTTCTGCCTTCGCGCTCGTCGCCACGCGGATTGCTGAAATACTGCTGCAAGTTTACGCGCCGCGCCTCACTGAGCCGCGTACCCGTCCATCCGAGGCTGCTATCCAACTCGCGCTGCACGATAGAGAGCATCTCGTTCTTCGACATCTTGTGACCCATGCGGGTACTGCCAGATGTGTAGGGCGCCTCGGGCTGATCGTCCTCGGGGTAGTCCGAGAGCGCGGGCTCGGCAGCATCCACCCCGGCCATGCTCGGGAACTCAACCGCATCGTCATGGCGCAAGGGTGCGGGGCCATCGGGAGCACGCGTGCCCGTCTGCCCGTCGCGAGGGCCTGACTCGGCCTCGCCTCGCTGCTGGATGAGTTCTCTGGGATCCTGTGCGCCCACGTTTGCCTCCTAAGCTCCCGAAGTTCTCTTGAACGTCGAACCGCTAGTGGTGCGAGGCATCGGCTTTCCGGCCCGCTTTGCCACGCTTTTGCGGTTTACTGCCTTCGCAGACATCTTCTTGGGCATCGGGTTGCTCGGACCCTCGCCCTGGTCCCGATGCTTGAAGCCCTTGCCCGTTGTCTCTCTTGTCTTGATCCTTGCCATCATGAATCTCCTTTACTTGCTTTTCAAGAGCATCGACCCGCCGCTCAAGTTCGTAAAACACTTCCAAGAAACCCATTACACAACCCATCGCGTGTTCTGCGTCGGGCGGGTGATCTTTGCCACCTGCCTGACTCCTAGAGCAAGGTACCGGAACCCATCTGCTCCGTGGCTGGCCCAGTTGTGATCCGGGGTATCTGTGAGTTCTCCCGTGCTCCTGTTTCGCTTTCGCTTATAGTTTTCGAGTGCAGAAATACCCTCTCTGCAGTTCGCTTCGTCGAAATGGCAGCGCGGGAGAACCCGTCTAACAGCGTCGATACCTTCGGCCACCTCGGTGCCCATCCTGACCAAGATGCGGTCGAGGACACGGAAGGTGATACCCAGCTCCTGCGCGACGGTTGTACGCGCAAGCGCGCCATTCGACCAGTCGCGAACCTTCATGTCATTCGGCGCAATGTGCTCTCGGTACGTGTAGCCCTTGTTCTGCAATACCTTCACGTAATGCGGCAGGCCTACACCCGTGGCCTCGTAGTAGTCGATGATGTGTAGGTTGTTACCATGCGTCTGGTAGAACCAGATTGCAGTCGGATCGCGCACGCCGATGTCCCACGCGGTCGTAACAAGCTTCGACTCATCGTAAGGTACGCTTCCGATGCGGCCCTCTTCCTTGGCCTTGGCGAGCAGCTCACCGTAGTACGCGCCCTCGACTACACTGGGGAACTCGCCTCGAATACGACTCTGCCACGCCGAGGAGTCGACGCCCCAGAGCTCCAACCGCTCAGCGACCCACTCGGGGCTGATCAGCTCGGGGTGCGGGTACTCATCCTCCTTCACCTTGCGGCGCCACTCGCCGCTCACCATGTCGTCTTCCGTGATGTCAAAGGCCAAGAAGTTCGGCGTGTCCCACGCGGCAATCGGAATCGTGTGGACCTCGCCGCTCTCGCAGTCGCGCTGGAATGAGCACCCGGCAATCACCGGGTTTCCGATCAGGAGCTTGCGGGCGTGACCCCCGGCCAAGAGCGAGTCGATCTGATCCATCAGCGCGCTAGATATGCCGCTGGCCTCGTCCACGATCACCAGAATATGGGGGGCGTGGAAGCCTTGGAAGCGGGACTCGTCCCAGTCGGGAGCCGTAAACCCCCAGATCCACCAGTCGGCATCGAGCTTGAGCTGCATCGCCGTCGGCTCGCCACCCAGCGGGAGCTTCGCGCTCTTGTGCGCTCGCAGGATCTCGCCCCACAGCACACCCTTCACCTGCCGCTCGGTGGGAGCGGTGGTGATCACCTTCGAGCCGTGGTGACTGAACGCGAACCACAGCGCAATGCGCCCTGCGGTCCAGCTCTTGCCGCTACTGTGGCAGCTCGGCACTGCCGTGACGCGGTTGTCTCGGATCGACTCCATGATCGCAACCTGCTGCTCCCACGGGTCATCGCCGAGCACCTCGCGAACGAAGAACTCGGGATCCTTCCGGCACCGCTCCACCAAAGCAGCCGCGCCTTCTGTGTTGATCGCTTCGCTCATGCCTTCTTTCGTGTCGCCTTCTTGCTGCTGAACGTCTTCCGTTTCGGCTTCGGCTCTTCGGCCTTGTCCTCAACGTAGCGAGGCGGATCGCGCAGCTCGGGCTTACGGCCAGGGGCAGTGCGATGCGCCTTCTTGGTATCGTTCTCGGCAGCCTGCTTCGCAAGCAAGCTCGCGTTGCGTGCGCGACTCCCGATGGTGTTCTCGTCGGGCATGTCGCCGCACTCAGGCTTGAGCGCCTGGATTGCAGCCGACTGCCCCTGCCATGTCATCGGGGAGTGGAAGATCTCTTTGATCTTCACCCCCAGCTCACTGTCTGTCAGCATCGTGTCCCCTTCCTACCGCAGATGCGGCTCATTTTGCGCACGGCCACGTACCTGCCGAGGCATCTTCGATGTCGGAATACCCAACGAACCGCTCTGCTCCACGGGAGCACCCTTGCTGCGGGGCACCTTGCTGTCGGGAATGTCCAGCGAACGAACGCCGCCGCCATTGGGCGCGGCCTTCGGGCCACCCTTGCCCGTGTCGGTGGGCTCGGGGCCGTAGTACGTGCCCTTGTTGTTGTCGTAGTGGCCGACACCTTTCCGGCCCTTCAACGCACTCTTCGGGAAGTTTCCCATTTCACTCTCCTATGTCTTCATGGCAACGGCATGATGCCGCGTGCCGCGCCCTCTGCAACCATGCCGAGAGCGGCCTTGCCGTTGTCACTGATGCCAGTGTCCTTGGTCGAGTAGCCGTAGTCGCCGCAAGCATTCGTCACTTGCTCCGTCTCTCCCGTACCAACGACGCCGCTCCAGATGTCGCAGATCTTCTCGCCCGTCGCCGGGTCGTAGCGCTCCAAGCTGGCAACCGCACAGCCCAAGCTCCACATCAACACCAGCGCCAGCAAGAAAGCGGCCATCCAGCCCCAGTCTTCGAGCCACTCGATCATCGGACACCTCGATGCATCACACTGAAGTGCATACCATCTCCGAAGCGTCCGCCCCAGCTGCACAGGTCGTCGAGCCCTTCCCAGAACTCGCCGAGTTCCGTGTACTGCTCAGTCGACCACAGCGGAACGCCGGCCTCGGTCAGCACCAGATCAATCGCGAGCCCCTTGCAGTGCAGCGAGTTCGGGATGCCGGTGCCGCGTGCCGCGTACAGGGCCGCCTGCTCCTTGGTTCGCAGCAGCTCCTTGGGCCTGACTCCGTGCCCCAGCGCAATCGCAAAGGCAATCAGCTCTACCAGCAGCGATGCGAACAGCTCCTGTTTGGCCCCGAGTTTCATACCTTTGTATCCTCTGCCTTCATCGGCATGGGCGGCGGGCGCTTGCCTGTCCTCTGCTCGATGTCGTAGGCGATGAGCGATGCCAGACGCTCTATTGCGTAGAGCACTTGACCGTGACGCTTGCAAACCTGCTCGCAGTTGTTCCCGAGTGCGATCATCATCTTGTTCGTGTCGCTCGTCCCGAAGTTGTAGTCGTCGGGGTGCTCGTGCATGGTTTCGAGTCTCTGGAGTGAGTCCAGTACATCAGACTGACGCGTAAGCGCCTTGGCCATGCCCGAATGAAGAATCTCGATCCTCGCAAGAATACCCACTATCGCAACAGCCATTACACCTGCAGCCCAGCTCAACATCGGTGGTATATGCACAATTACCTCTTGCAAAGGCTCATTCATGTCAGAAGACCCCGGACCAGCATGGACTTGAATTCGTTGTCAAGCCTGCTTCTGTTTTCCTCCATCCACTCGCCCCCGTTTCGCTCGGTCATCCGAGCCAACGAGTTCGCATGAAACTGTCGCAACGTCTCACCACCCCCATCGTCGTAGTCCCAGTTGATGATGATCTCACCGGGGTTGTCGGGGTCGTCATCGTATGCGCCACTGCGCTGCTCTTCTCGCTTCCGCTTCGGCGGGCGAATCAGATACTTGTCCTCGCCCATGTAGCGATTCAGGCTCTCCTGCCCGCGAGCGGGGGGCGCATCGGCGGTCTTCGCAGCTGCTGCCGCACGCTTGCGGCGGTCTTCAGCGATGCCCACTACCGGCCTCCCTTCGCAGTCAGCCGCTTGCGCTTGCCCAGCTTGCGGCCTCGGGCCTTGCGCGACTCGCCCAGCATCTTGGCCTGCTTCGCGTCGGCCCTGATGGCATCCGCCACCGGCACCTTGACGTCCACCGTCTCGACCCCGTGAGTCTTCCGGCGCCGCGTGCTGTCGAGCGCCATCTCAACCACATCAGGCCTTTTGTGCTCGGCGTAGTTCCAGTTCGGCGGTGCGAACTCATCGGAGAACTTCATCCGGCTCGTCTCGACGAATCCGTGCCGCGTGTAGAGGTCCGTCAAGAACCCATCGAAGTTGTCGAGCCGCACTGCACCCTGCTCGATCGCATGCTCGACTGCGCGCCGGCCTGCACCACGACGGCCGGAGTTATTGAAGAGGTTGTTCAGCGTGCCGTCACGCCCAATCGTGTAGCCCACTGTGCCAGTGTCATCGAGGAACGACATCGACTGGGAATCCAGGAGCTGGGCGGGTGTTAGGTCACTGAGGAAGCTGCCGTACTGAGACTGCGCGGCAAACGCATCTCGAGCGGCGACGAATTCCGTAGGCGTTGCAGACTGGAGCCGGTAGCCCTTGCCCTGCGGCAGCTGAGTCATCCGCTTCGCACCTACCGGCAACTCGCCGTGAACCATGCGCCGGAAGTACTCGGCCTCGTCGAGACCCATTGACTGCGCGCCCTTCGAGATCTGCTCGTTCACGATCTGCATCAGCGGACGCGTGTCGTCGATGTTCGTCAGCCCAGCGCCACCCACCCACTGCGCGGCCATCGACTGGCTGGGCGGCAGGCCGTACTCGGGACCGAGCACGTTCTGGTGGATGTTCTCGATCGCACGCTGCTCGTATGCGCTCGGCATATCCTTGCCGAAGAACTGCCGGGTCATGTGCATGTCGGGCGGCACGTTCTGGTAGTTGCCGGCAATCGATTCGCTGTAGCGCCTGATCTTGAAGGCGTCGCGTGGATCCATCGCAGACAGCGCACTCTTGCCGGCCTGCTCGAAGTCTTGAATGCGGCCCAGGGCCGGGAGCATCGCGTTGTAGTAGCGCATGTGGCCTTGCGCACTCCACGGCTTCACGTTGCTGGGATCGAGCAGGCGAATGTCGTCGCCCGCTTGCGCCACGTTCTGAGCCCACATGCCACGCGACACGTTATGCGGCACTCGCGAGCCCGAGGAAGTCGGACCCATGCGTGCGGCGAAGCCTTCGAGCCAGCTCTTCGCACCCTCCTCGCCCAGCTCGGCAACAACGCCCTCGTAGAGCGGCTCAAGGTTGTACCATTCGAGCCCCTCTTGCATGCCGCGCTCCATGCGTGCGCGTGCGTCGGGGAGCTGGGACTCGACGATGTCGTCGACCCGCTGCTGCTCGGCAGCCTGCACCTTGTTCATGCGCGGGACGTCCTTGATCTGGGCCTGCTTGCCGTACTTCGGGATGCCTTCGAGCCCCGTCTCGCGGAAGAGCTTGCCCGCCTTGGCTGTCTTGCTGACCGGGACGCCGGGCGCCACCATCGCCGCAGCGAACTGACCCACCCCACCAACACCCGCCTCATCGGCGTACTGCGCAGCGCCTTCGAGCGCATCCGATGCCCACTCGCCACCTGGAATACGTTGCAAGTTGGATTCAAACTCACCGCCGAACTTGACGAGCGCCTGCTTGCCGGCCTCGACTGGGCTGCCGTACTCACCTGTGCGTATCTCGCGCAAGGCCTCGCTGCCCATGTGCCGCATCGTCTCGGGCAGGCTCATCCCCATCGCTGCCATCTGGTGCGGCTGCGTCACGGTCTCGGTAGTCACGATGCGAAGCAGCGCGTTGATCCGCTTGAAGTCGTCGCGCAGGCTCGGCTGCGGCGGCGCTTGCATCCTTGCACGCTGGTGTAGCGTCGGCTCATTGAGCCCACCCACCTGCTGCTGGTACTGAGCGGACAAGCTCACCCGAACAGACCTCCTTGACCGCCACCACCACCACCGCCGCCCATCAGCGGCGAGAGGTAGTTCTGCATCTGGTTGACAGCGCCCAGTGGCTGACCGGGCTGCATCGGTGGCGGGCCAGCCATGCCGCCCTGCTCTTCACCGCCGCCCTGGCCACTCATGCCTTCCATCGCCTGCTGCGCCATGTCCATGTAGTCGTCGTAGCCCAGCTCGCCGAGCTTGGCCTTGAGGTTGTCCATCATGTTCGCGGGTTGCGCCGCATTCTGCATCGGCAGCTCTGCCGTGGGAGTAAACGACCCGCCCCCTGGCCCGATCTGCGCTGCCGGCCCTTGCACACCGAAATTCGAGGTCGGCATGCCCATCGACACATCGCCGAAGACTGCGGGTTGCGATGCTGGCGTGGCGACCGCTGTTGGTGTAGCCGTCGGAACCGAGGTCATCGGCGTCATGCTCGGGGCCGTGAGCGATGCGCCCGTAGCTGTCGGAGTCATGCCGCCCACTGGAGCCAGCGATCCCGTCGCGCCTTGCCCGGCCATCGCCGTCATCTGCCCGGGTGCCATCGTACCGCCGCCTGCCAGCGCGCCCATGCCGCCACCGGGTGCGCCCGCTGCGATGCCGGCCAGCTGCCCTGTGCCAGCTGCCACGCCGCCGCCCATTGCGCCGAGCGAGCCAGCGCCCATACCGCCAGCCGCGCCTGCTCCACCAGCCAGCCCGCCGCCGAGTCCGCCCGCGATACCACCACCTGCGCCGCCGGCCACTACACCTGCGCCGCCTGCGCCTGCGCCGGCCATCCCGGCCAGCGACCCGCCAGCTGCGCCGCCTGCGCCGCCGCCAAGAGCCGAACCGACAGCACCTGCTGCGCTTGATAGCCCGCCGCCAATCGCCGAGCCCACGGCTCCCGCTGCGCTGCCGATTGCACCTGCAGCTGCGGCTGCACCGGTACCTACTGCACTCGCTGCTGCGCCTAGCGCTGCCGGAATCGCGGCTAGAAAGGGCATCAGAATCTCCTGTATGCTCGCCGGCCATCTTGGGCCGCGAGTCCACCTGCGCTGATCACTTCCTTCTTCGCCTGACGCAGCGACTCGTACTCGAACTCCACGTTGATCCCGTATCCGTCGCGGTCGAGCGCTTCCATCGCACCGTGCGTGCCGGTGTGCTCCTGGGTTGCAAGGTGATTCATGAGCATGGCGTACTGGTGCGCATCCATCTTCACACGCAGCGCACCGGACTGCGGCTGGTTACGCCAGCCGTCTTGGTCCTCGCTGTGCGAGAGCCAATTCTCCGTGTACACCGGCAGGTTGTCTTGCCGGGCCAGCGCACCGCTAGGTGCGAAGGCGTTTGAATAGATGTTTGCAAGCCCGCCTCTCATGGCTTCGCGTCCTCGTTGCAAGCGATCGTCTGGTTGACCGCCATCGCCGTCTCGCGCAGCATTCGAAGAGCCGCGGTCTGGTCGGCACAGGACGGCGTCTTCATCAGGATCTCGTCGGCCAGCTCACGGAACGCATCGCGCAGCTCCGCGTACCGCTCCTGCTGGTCGTCGGTCGGCTGGTGGTAGGTGAACCAGTTGCGAACGTCGTCAGGCGTTGCCATTGACCTTCTCCTCATCGAGCTTGTGGTCGCCGCACCAGTCGGCGGCGTACATGACCGGCCAGCCCTGCAGTGTCGGCGAGTGCTTGCGGCATCGTCCGACAGCGCCTCGCCCCTCGATCAGCTTGGCCGCAGCCTCATCACTGATCGGCCTGCCAACCTTCGGCGAGTACCACATGCAGGTCGAGCACTTCATGCCCACGCTGCGATGCACCCAGTTGTCGGTGCCCACAGCAGACATGAACGGCGTGCCATTGCCCTTCTGCGCTGACGGCTCCTTGTCAGTCGCCGTCGCGTGAGCCTTGAGGCTGTCCGTGTGCTGGTCGCAGTATCCGATCGCGTTGGCAGTGAGCCTGCCGCAGCGATGGCACGCCACGGCGTCGCGCACCTTCAGCTTGTCGAATGCCTTGTCGACCTCGGGTCGAGACTCGCGGCGCTCAAGGTAGAACGCTTGCGTGCATACGGTGCAAGCACAGCCACGGTCGAGCACATGTTGCTGTCCGAACGGAGGTGTGGTCTCAGTCATCCTCGCTCCTCGCCTTCTCGATGATCTGCCTGAAGTCCACGGGCTCGCCGTCTCGGCCTGTGATCTCGTGCTTGGTCAGCTTGGGCCACACCCGGTCTGCAAACTCTTTCAACACCTTATCGTTTCGCCCCTCCATCATGTCCACGAACTGGCGGGCGATGTACTCACGCCGCGAGCAGTCGACGTCCTTGTCGGGGTGGTCGAGGTCGAGCAGTCGCTGCACGATGCTCTCGAAGCTCTCGCGCTTGGGCCTGCCCTTCGGGTTGCCTGACTGGCCGGGCTTCCAGTGGTGTGCCTTGAGGTGGTCATACCGCCCCTTGGTGTTGTCCTGCTGTTTATCAGCACTCTCAGTGCTCAATCTCTTCGCCCCTCTCGTTGCGCTTGAACTGGATCGCCGAGTCGCCCACGGCTCGCCAGTACTCGTCGTACCGCGCAAGCTCTGTTTCCACGCGTATGATCTCGTCGAGCGGATCCCAGGTGGTGGCGGCGTTGGCTAAGCGCACGATGCCGTAGCCGCAAGACTCGAGCGACTCGATTATCCGTAGCCGAACGAATTCTACCTGCTTGAGTGTAGGTGAGAACGAGTGTGTGGGTTTGGGTTTGGCGGCCTGCTTGCTGCCCAGCTTCGGCCCCGGTCTCGTCATCGTGGAGCTCTGGCTTTGCGCGCCTTGGGTTTGGGTAGCGGCGTGTTAGGCGGCTTACCCTTGGTCGTAGGTGCCGAGCGTACGTTGTGCTTGTTACGCTTGGCAGGTCTCGTGCCACGCATAGTGGGCACGGTTTACTTCTCCATCGGCAATTCGCGCGAGTACGCTCCGACCTCGTTGGTTCCGTAGTCATGGCCCGGCACGCTGCCGTCGACCTCATCCACGCCGAGTGTCTCGGCGTTGGGTGTTGCTTTGCTTCCGCCCTTCGAGGCATTCTTCTTCGGCATGCGTCCCGGTGAGTTGGGTCCTGACGCACCTGTGTACCCTGCCGGCTTCCGGGGTTTTCCGAACGGTGTCAGCATGCTGTCTCCTCCGGGTGTCAGGACAAGGGGCCAGTGAGAAAAAGAACAGAAGGTTCTCACCGGCCCCACGGCCTTTGGTCGCTGGTCTTCGTCTGGTGCTTGGCACTCGGAAGGTCCGAGCCCTCGCAATCGTGTCGCCACACTCGTAACCCAACTCCCCCGTTTTGTCTACGGAATTCAGTGCGCGGTCTGGGTCTTGGGGTCGAACTCCTCGCCTTTTGCCACAGCGATGATGAGTTCCTTGGCGACTTCGGGCGGCAGTGTGCCGAAGAAGCAGCCCGTGAACTCGGATCGCTCGTGGTCTGGAATCATGATAAAGCAAGCGATATCCACGGGTTTGCCCGAGTCGCGCACAGTATCAATCAACTTCTCGATCGCGGTTCGGAGCGCCTGCGAGAGCTGCTCGTCCGAGATGTCTTTGGGTACGTTCACTTGCCAACCTCCTGGTTTTGTTTACCAATCTCCTCGATCGGCAGTGCGGACTGCGCGGCATTGGGCTCTGCTTCCACGCGTTTGACCAGCGCCTCGACGATGTGCGCAGCGGTGTTGAGCGCAGTGCAGACCTTATCTCGCTCTCGGGGTGGTCGAGCGCTGACCGCTCGATGCAAGTGCTGAGTAGCCGAGATCCAGACTCGGCATGCGATAGCGACATCGTACTTTTTGGTGGTGGTGGTCATCGATTCTCCTCCGTGTTGTTTTCCACACATAGACACTTCTTACGAGGGGTGTTGCCCGCCGGCAATACACCCCCGTAGGGGGTGGGGGGTGAGCAACTGATCAACTGCAACGATTACGGGCACTTAGAGCCCATCTTGACATGATCAGTGTGTACCTAGTGAGCAATAGCATTAACCTCCTGGTTTCATTGAGCTTTCCTAGTTGCTCACCCTCTGTACAATAGCGAGCTGCTCTGATCTATTGCTCATAGTGAAACCCCTACGCATGGTCAATTCCCCCCGCTAATACCGTAGAGGACGCTGTTGGACTCGACCTTCTTGAACAGGATCTCCTCCTCCACCATCGAGGTCAGGGCAGCGTCGACAGGCCGGCGGCTGGTCTCGTGATCGGCCTTCATCTTGTCCCGAATCACACCCACCGGGAGGGGGTGCCCGGCCATCTCGATCATGTCGAGGATCCAATTCTCGACCTTGCCCTGCTTGCTCGCGACCGGGCAGTAAGACAAGACGCCACCCTCTTCACGCCGCCACCAGAGCCCCGAGAGGTCTGACTTGGTCCGGTTGCTCTTGACCGCCCGCTGCCGCGCATACCCGAACTCGCTGGCGTTATCCTCCTCGGGATACTCTTCGGCACCCGGATCCCAGAGGTTGACCACTAATCGCACCAGATCCACCAGCTGGGCGCTCCCGGTGGCAGCCACGGCGTTGCCCATCTCGCCCTCTTTCCGAGCCGCCTTGTTGGCATGGTGGGCTGCAAGCACCGCCGCGCCCGTGTCTACCCGGATCGCATCCATCGCCGTGATCAGATCCGCGGCTGCAGCCTGATCGTTCAGCTTGGCGCCGGCAGGCAACAGCCTCCCCAGCGGGTCGAGCATGATCAGGCCCGGCTCTTCGAGGTGCTGGTTCACGGCCTGATAGATGGCGCCACGCAGCGGGCTCAAGTCGCCCAGCTTGAACTCTGAGATCCCACACCCACTCACGAAGAGCATCCGACGCATGAAGACGTCGAGCAGATCGCGCCGCCAGACCTCGTCATGGCCGTTGTAGTGGAAGTCGAGCATCGCCGTTAGGCGCCGATGGAATTCCAGGCGGTCGTCTTCGAGCGAGATCATCAGCACGCCACGAGGCTTCACTACCTTGTGAGGCCCGAAGGGCTCACCCAACACCAAGCACCGGGCAAGCTCCATCTGCCAGAAGCCCTTGCCGGCACCGCCAGGGCCGACGAGCAAGGCCGTCTCTTTGGCCGGGAAGAATCCCTCGACCAGAAACTCGAGCGGCTCAGGTTTGCTATCGAATGCGAACTCCACGGTCATGTTCTCGGGTGCAAAGGCCAATTCAAATGCGGTCTTCTCCGACGAGGATTCGGTCTCTTCCTCTGCGGAGCTCTTGGTCGAACCCGGCTCGGGCTCTGGCTCCGGTGGCGCTTGACCCTGCTTCCCGTATGCCTTTCGAATGGTTGTCTTGAAGTAATCCTTCCACGTATGGGGCTTCGCGCCAACCCTCTCTCGCCGATACCGGAGCGCATGCTCCGCATCGGCCATCGAGACGCCGGCCTCTGCAAGCAGGCACGCAGCATGGAAGTCCGCATCGGACTCATCTCGCTGCCCGTCTGCTCGGGTGAATAGAACGCGGAGTACCCGGCTCGCCATGATGGCACGCTGGGCTGCTGCAGGTACGCCACTCCCCCACTCCTTGGCCTCGTAGTCTTCGGCGGGCTCCCGGTCCACGGAGAGCAGACGCCCCCGAGCTTCGAAGTCGTCGAAATCCTCGACGCA